AGCGAAATAATTCTTCTTTTGTATCCATTGTTAAGCAGCCTGCTCCATTTTTTCGTTTAAGACTAGCCTTAAGAAACAAGACCTAGATTCAGAACCTTTGTTATCATCAAGCCATTTAATTTGGCTGTTGGAAAGTTGTATATTAATGGTTTTTAACTTTTGATCAGTTTCCATATTTAGGGTTGATTATGTGTAACTATAGGGTAAGATACCACTAAATCTAGTATAGTCAATGATTAAATTACGAGAATATCAAAAAGAGGCTAGTGAAAGACTTACAAAGCTTTGTTTAAATTATGGGCATGGATATTTAAGTGGTGAATGTCGAACAGGGAAAACACTTGTGGCCTTATCAGTTATAAAAAACATGGATGAAGATAAGGTTTTAATAATTACAAAAAAGAAAGCGATTAGCAGTATAAAAAAAGACATAGAATTGATGGATTTAACAGATAGAGTTGTTGTTACAAATTTTGAGCAATTAAAAAATTTTGAAGGTACATCATGGAATATTGTCATTGTTGATGAGGCTCATAGTGTTGGAGCATTTCCAAAACCATCACAAAGGCAACAAAATATTTTGAAATTAAGGTATGGAATAATTATTTTAATGAGTGGGACACCAAGCCCAGAAAGTTGGAGTCAGTTATATCATCAATTTGCTTTGACTGATATTTGGAGTGAATATTCAAAATATGGCCGTAATGGTTTTTATAGGTGGGCTGGTGATTATGTGGAAGTTAAGGAAAAAAGAGTTGGTACAGGGATTGTTGTAAAAGATTATTCAGATGCCTATGTAAATGTAATTAAAAGGGATATTGAACCATTTATGGTCTATATGACGCAAAAAGAGGCTGGTTTTAGTCAGGAAATAAAAGAAAATGTACATTTAGTAAAAATGTCAAAGAGAACTTATAGGCTTGCTTTAAGAATTATAAAAACAGGAGTTATTGGAAAGCCAAAAGGAAGAAGTGTCTTGGCTGATACTGGAGTGAAGGTGATGAGCAAGTTAAAACAGATATTTAATGGTCATGTAATAACAGAAAGACATGGCACAGTAATTTTTGATAAGAGTAAAGTTGAATATATAAAAGATATATTTAAAGGTAAAACTGCGATTATGTATTGTTACAAGGCAGAAGAGAAAATGCTTAAGAAGGTTTTTGGTGATCGAGTTACTGAAGATCCAGTTGAGTTTAATAGTAATGATGATAAGGTTTTTATCGGTCAGGTTAAAAGCAGCAGGGAGGGAGTGAATTTAAGTAGTGCAGATGATGTTGTTTTTTTGGGTATAGATTATTCTGCGTTGAGTTATTTGCAAGGAAGAGAAAGAGCTAGTTATTTAGGAAGGGATAGGAATAATAGAGTTCATTATATTTTTGCAGAAAAAAGTATAGAGTCAAAAGTTTTTGAGGTAGTACAATCAAAGGAGAACTATACGATCAATCATTATCGTGATCACAGAGCAGCAATATCAGAAGAAGCTAATCGACAGATACGAAAAGGAGGGCTGGACGGTGATCAAGTTAATTATGTGCAACAAAGCTGGATTACCTGATTTGATTTGTATAAAACCAGATGAGGTTAAGTTCATTGAGGTAAAAGGGCCAAAGGGCAGATTAAGTGAAGTACAGAAATATAGAATTGATGAACTAAAGGAGAAAGGATTTGATGTACAAGTAATGAAACCTTGTTGACACTTGTTGACAGTTATGCTTATAATATTAGGTATAGAGTTTCAACCCCACTATGGACAACTACTTAAAAGATTTCGGATTTACCAAGCAAGAGCTTGATGATGCTTTTGATAAAGTACATTTCCCAACAGGCAACTGGAAAGATCCAATTTTTTGCAGAGTGCATCAAAAAGATTTGAAAGCTGTTGAAGCTGCAATTATTGTTAATTGTGGCTGTGTTGCAGAAACATGGAAGGATGAGAAAGATGATTGGGAAGATATGTATTTTGTAAAGGCTGATGGTTACTATTTATCAATAGGAGCTTAAGTAAATGACACCAACTTTTGAAGTTTTCCAAATTGAACTTACAAGCAATGAAAGAGACATTCATGCTTTGTATAAAAATGATAGGAAGAGGGAAAACCAACAATTTGCCACCGAAGCATTGATTAAAGCCATAAATGAGGAAGTTGATGGCGTAAAATTTGTAAAATCAAAAATATGGAAGGCAAAAGACCATGACGCCTTGTTAAATAAGATTATGAAAAAAACTAATTGTAATATTGATGAGATAAATTTTTGGGAATTTAGGGAGGATAGTACATATAATGAACTTTTAAAAGACCCATTTTATGAGTTTCACGAAAAAAGAATTAGAGAAGATATAGAAAGAGAAGGTGATCTTGACAAGTTATATGAGGGGATTCAATGACCCAAGCAGATTTAGATTACATGAAATGAAAAAACTTAAATTATTAGATACTTTCAGTGGTATAGGAGGATTCTCTTATGCTGCTGAAAAACTTGTTGGCGGTTTTGAAACTACACAATTTGTTGAAATTGAACCATACTGTCAAAAAGTATTAAAAAAACACTGGCCAAACGTACCCATTCACGATGACATCAAAACATTTACAGCAGAGCTTTTTCAATATGACGCAGTTTGCGGAGGATTTCCATGTCAATCAATCAGCACAGCAGGCAAAGGAGAAGGCATCACGGAGGCTTCAAAATCTGGTATGTGGTTCCAACTCATCAGAACCATACGCATGGTACGACCAAAATACTTCATCTTGGAAAACGTATCAGCGATCCTTAATAACGGATTGGACATCGTTCTCAGAGACATTTACGAGGCAGGGTATGATGCAGAATGGTGTTGTATTCCAAGCAGCTTTGTTGGGGCTTGCCATCAAAGAGACAGATGGTGGCTTATTGCCTACCCCAATAGCAAGCAAAACAGTGGAACAGAGAGTGAAATTCAAGCAGGGAGGATATTCTCTTCGAGCAGCAATAGATCGGGAAATGTTACCAACTCCGACATCAACCGACTACAAGGGAAGATCGGGTCAAGGTTACATAGAGCGACATGGAGAACACAGGATATCAGACGTATTGACCCAGACTGGGGACAATATGAATCTAAACCCATACTTCGTAGAGGAGATGATGGGTTACGAAATCGGGTGGACAGACTTAAAGCATTAGGGAATTCTGTAGTCCCCCAGGTAGCTGCTATACCACTGCAAAGAGTGAAAGATATCCATGAACAGTTGACAAGTGTTGACCGTTAGTTATTATTAGAAAGCCCCTGAAACCCAACCCCATGAAACACGCTTTACTTTATCTTTGCATCTTTGGCATCGGCTATCTCTCAATCTCAGGTTCTCTTCTTCGTTCTACCCAAATAGATTGTTATACATATAATGTTCAAGCTGCTTGCCAGGAACTTGCGAAAAGATGATAACTGAATATGAACTTGGATTACGCTTCGATAAAAAACCGAGGAAGAAGCGACCAACCCCTGAACGCCCCAACCTCGGCACTTCTACTTTACCTATGACTGACAAAGAAATCTTTAACACATTTGCATCTGTAATTGATTGCCCTAGAGCAACACCATTTTTCAAACGTCTTGCACAAGCTGGACTTGTGGCAATGCCTGACGATAAGACATTAATTTTAAAAACATGGCCTCGTTTATTTATGCAATACGGCCCACACACAAAAGGATATAGACCATGACAACAGGATCAACACAAATCTCAAATGAAAAATACCATGCTGATAATGCAATATCAGCATCAATGCAAAAGGTCATGGTATCTCATGGCCCTAAAGCTTACTGGAACTCTTTCCTTAATCCTGACAGGCCAGAACATAAACCAACAAGTGCAATGCTTTTAGGAACATTGACTCATTGTGCTGTTTTAGAACCTGATGAATTGACAAAAAGATTTGTTGCAGTATCTTCTAGGACAACTAAAAAAGGCAAGGAAGAAGCGAAAGAAGCTGAAGAGAAAGGTATGACCCCTGTAACTGAATCTGACTGGTCAAATGCAATAAAGATGAGAGATGCGGTATTTGCTGAACCTCATGCCAAGAAATTACTAAGCTTTGGTGTGGCCGAAAAGTCTTATTGGTGGGAAGATACCACCTCTGGTTTAACTTGTAAGTGCCGACCTGATTGGTTAAACAAGGATACTATCGTTGACTTAAAAACCAGTAGATCGGGAGCAAACCCAAAAGACTTTTCAAAAGCAGTTGCTAATTTCAAATACCATTTACAATGCGCTCATTACTTGTCTGGTATTCCATCAGCAAAAAGATTTATCTTTCTTGTAGTGCAATCTGAATATCCATTTGATGTTGGTTTATGGGAGCTTGATGATGATGCATTGCAAGAAGGTCAAAACCTTAGTAGAAGTGCTTTAGATAAGATTGCCGAATGCCGCCTGCTTGATGATTGGCCTAGCTGGTGTCAAACAGGAGTTCAATCTTTATCCCTGCCCCGATGGGCATTTTCAACCCCCTTAGAAAAATGAGTTTTAATGAAGAGCAGAAAAAACTGCTAAATCAAAAAATTAACAAAAACAATGTCTCTTTCCGCAGTGGTGGAGGTGGTCAACAATTAGCTTATGTTGAAAGTTGGCACGTTATAAAAGAAGCAAACCGCATTTTTGGTTTTGATGGTTGGAGTTCTGAAACTTTAGAAACATCTTTAGTCGCTGAAGATCCTAAGTGTGTTTCTTATATTGCAAAGGTAAAAATTACCGTTGGTAATATTGTTAGAGAAGGAACAGGTGCTGGTCATGGCCGCATGGGTGGTATTGGTGATAAGCATGAATCAGCGATTAAAGAGGCTGAAAGTGATGCTAGAAAACGTGCTTTGATGCAATTTGGAGATTCCTTTGGCCTTTCTTTATACGATAAAGACAAGGCATGGTTAAAAACTGAGAACAGCAAACCAGCTATAACCTCAAGTAATAAACCAATAGAAAGATCTGAAAGTGACCAGTTCATCAAACAATGTGAAGCTTTTATCAATAACCCTGCTAATAAAAACAGCCTGGGCAAGTTGAAAACAAATATCTCAAAACGATTTGAAACTAAAGCTATTAGTGAAAATCAAAGGGATGGATTGCTGACACTTATTTTAGAGAAGGAGGATTCATGAATGAACTAATCACCTCAGATCAATTAGCTGAAGAGCTTGGTGTAAAACCTCAAACTGTGCGTCTTTGGAGAACCAAAACACGCAGGGGTCATCCTAGTGGCCCAAAATGGACTGTTATTCTTAACAATACTATTCGTTATAACCGAGAAGATATTGAAGATTGGCAGAACAAACCAAACAACCCTATTTAAAAAAAATTATTATGTTTAACGTAACAGCCGTTGGCAATCTAGCCAAAGACCCTGAGCAAAAAGAATTATCTTCAGGAAAAAAAGTAACAAATTTTGTATTAATGACAAAAGGCCAAGATGAATCCACAGTGATGCAATGTACTGTCTGGGGTAATCGTGGTGATGTAATTGCAAACTATGTAAAAAAAGGTAATCAAATCACTGTTGTTGGTTCTGGTAAACTAAAAACTTTTGAAAGAAGAGATGGTAGTGCTGGAGGTTGCATTGAAGTTAATGTTGATCAGTTTACATTACCTGCAAAAAACAGTAGTAGTTATGTTGTAGAAAACAAAGACTCAGAAGCAATCCCAGCTTAACTTATATGGGGCATTGTTCTGGAAGAGTTCATGTAAGACCCTTTTTATACATCATGATTAAAAGAAACAAATACGGCCAACCTCTTAATCCTTATAGTGGTCAAGTTTATTACGATGAACGAGATCATACAACTTATGAATGGTTTCCTTATTCTAAAAAACCTAATCATGGAGTATGGATGGAAATAGACTGGGAGCATAAAAGATTGCCATGAAAAATAAAGACCTGATCAAAAATTATTACGACCAGTTAGCAGAACTGCAAAGACAATTTTGGTTTGAAAGATTAGATAAGAAAGAATACTGTATAAGATATGATGCTATAAATAAAAGGATTGCTGAACTTGAAGATGAAGAGAAATGAAAGGCCATCTGGTGCTAAGTTAAAAAAACTAAAAGAAATCAGGTTAAAAAACTTGCAAAAAAATTTAATTGATATTCAACTTAGAGGGATGGAACACAAAATAAACATCAATGCCAGAAACAAGGCAGAAGTTATTGCAAATACAGGGGCATGGGTTACAGAACATATCAGAACAGCAATTTTAAAATATAACTATGAAATAGATAAAATTGAAAAGTTAAAAGTTAAGGACTTTACTGCTGAAGAAATTAAGGAATACGAAAAAATCGTTTTATTCTCATAAAAAATAATCTACGTTTAAATGCTTTATCATTTGAATCAACAATGGCTTGTAATTCAATCAAACGACCAAGTAAAGAAGAAAGAAAAATATCTTGCTTCATTTGATGTCTTACTAAATGAGTACAATATTTTTTTATATCGTTAACATTATCACTAGCCATAATTTCTCGGCAACGTAACTCAACTGATAATTTTAATTCAGTTGGAGCATCTTCAATTTCTATACCAAGAAAAGTTTTGATAGTCATTTGACTGGAAACAACTTTTCTTCAATCATCTTGACGATTGCATCATCAACATCATTATCTGATTTAGCTGCTAAGTCTTTTAAAAGTGACAAACAAGCTTTGCGTAGAGATTCACTTCTACCAAATTTAATGATCAGATTAACTAAGAATTTAGACATAAGTTTGTGTGTTCTATTCCAAACATACCAAATATTAACGATTCTGGCCTTCTAGCTTACTAACTGCTCTTTCTAACTGATTTAAACGATTAAATAATTCTCTAATATCTCTTTCTCTTCGATTGCTTACATTAGATAACACCATAAGAAAAGCGGTAGCTGCTGCTCCTATTAATGCTCCATAAACCTCTGGCATTGCTTTAAGTTATAATTATGCCTAGTATGACTAATAAATCCTAGTTATGACAGAAGAAGTCAAAAAAGGCCCTCTACAAAAACTCAAGGAAAGCATTAATGACAAAGAAGAGCAGTTAGCTTTTATCTCAGTCGTAGTAAGACTTGTTGTTGTTGCCTGGAGTGGTTTTATAGTTTCTCTCAACTACGTTGCCCTCCCTGGTTATAGTAACGAACCCAAGGATATAACTTTTCCAGCTTCTCTCCTGACAGGTGCGCTAGCCAGTTTTGGTTTGGAAGGTGCTAAGAAAAGAGGTGATGGTACATATAAACCAGAAGACAAACCTCTTAGTAAGAAAGAAGTAGAAGCGTTATTGGCTACACAGTCAGGAACTTATCAAACGATTAGAATAGAGACACCCATCAAAATACTTGGTGCGGAAGTAATAGACAAAAAACAAAAATCATGAAAAAGTTTCTTCCCCTACTATTTATCGCATCAAGTGTTCCTTGCTATGCCGATGTAACTTCGAGCATGATGACAACTGTTCAAATCCAAGTTAATGCAGCAGGTACTCAGGTCGAGAGGCTAGGAGGTAGCTACTCTGCATCTGGAACTAATGTTGGAACTACCAACACAGGAGATCAGTTGGGTGGGTTTAGTGTTAACTCAACAACTAGTGCTGTTACTTTTGATGCAGGGCAGTATTCCATAAATTCTAATGCTACAAACTGGTCAATAACTGAATCATTATTACAACCAGATGCAATGCAAACTGGAACTTTAGACGTTGGTGATGTTTCTAACTTTGGTAGTGTCATATCAACTGATGCTGGATCAGGAACAGGCTTTGATGTAACTATTGGTTCGGATCATACAATTACAGATTTAGATTCTGGCGGTGCAGGTTCAACTACAACAGGTAGTTTTGTTACTTCAGTTACTACTCAATGATGAATGAAAAAACTTTTACTACTTCTGTTTTTTTATGTCATACCAGTTAATGCACAGCCGATTGTACCTGCCTTCACTACTGGGACGGTTTCAAGCACCACTAATACCACTACTTCAATTTCGGAGACAATCACTTCTTTTGATTATTCGACAGGCTATGAATACACAGTTACAGGTGTTGGGGTTTCTATGGATGGGCAGAGTCTTACCCCACCGCCAACAACGATTAAT